TTCTTCGCCATTTCCTCACGACGTTCAATGGCTGTTCTGAGTTCGACATTATCGAAAATGTAATCATCATCTCCTAACCACTTTGTTTTCCCTACAAAAGCGCCTCCATCCCAACCGAAACCGGGAGATGATCGACGATTAATAGGATTCATAAATTCCAATTCGGGTACTCCTGCAATCATTTCTCGATAAGTCAACAATCGCCGATATTGCTCTTTAGTCTCTCGCATAATGACAGGTCTAAAACTGTCACGAGCAGCTGATACAATATCACAATCAATATAAGTAGGAGTTAAACCACATTTCTTTAGTCCGAGTTGCATGGGATCCACTAAAACACCATCTACCATAACTGGTCGCAAAGCGGCAGGCAAGTGAAAACTGTCATGTCCCTCAATCAATCCATATATCGGGGATCGTCTAATATTACTCTTACTAGGCGCTCCCTTTGGTATGGAGCAAATTCCAATAGGAACGAAATCGCCTTCAGGCATTGACTCACGCGCACGCACCATAGAGCTTACGCTATCATCAACACAAAGGGGCAAACACTGTGCTATTGGAACATCAGAAGGCAAACATCGAGTCAAATCATCAAAAGTTATCGAAGTAGCAAATCCATAACCTGCCTGTCCGGCTGCATGGATACCACAAATTTTACGTGGAATTGCTGTAGTGTTCAATAATAAAGCGCTACCGCAATCACCAGCACCCGTCTGGGCAGCATAGCTGTACATACTCCTAACATAAAGAGATTGAGACTTCTTAGAACAATCAATGTATGTATAGCTCAAACTATCAATCGCTTTAATACCCTTCAATGGTTCAACTCGATACACAACATTTTTACCTGTATTCACCAAACCAGCCAAAATACCCGGTGCAGTAGAAAACCTTGACAAATCTCCAGACTTAACAAAATGTTTAACAATATCCTTATGCAATCTTATAGTATTAGGGAATCTGAGAATTATAGCATCCTTAAATTCGCGAGGGTCATGCCTATATGTTATCGGAATGACTTCAACGCTGTTATAAGGTATTGTATATCCATCCTTCAAATTCATATTCTTCAAATGAATATTCTCATGTTGTTTTAAAAAGTCCCAAACATGCCAATTACAAATCGCAAATGGGCCTCTAACGAACAAGATGTTAGCTGCAAAGTTAAAGGTATCGCCGCCCACACGATAAGCGTTTGATATGATGGCACTTTGTAAAATCTCCTGAGTATTAATATCGGTGTAAGCTTCTGACGAAGCTTCGACTCGAGCAAAATCTAGGTTGCGAGTCACAACGTCACCAGACGAATTTGATTCCACGCGCACATGATTTCTCCCTGCGGTGACCACATCACCAGAGGAATGTTCAACGCGAACGTGGTTGCGTCCAGCCGTCACAACATCTCCTGAAGATTGCTCGCTATGTAGAAAAACAGTGCCCTCATTGAACGTTCGCTCTATTGATTTTGGTTTAAACATGTTGTATATTTTCCAAACGGCTAACGCTCCCGTAATGAGTGAACCTAAGTATGCCAAGTGTTGCCACACTGGCTTCTTCATAAAGTCTTTAGCATAGTCACGTATAGAATCCACGATTGTACGAGCCTCATTGGCTGCCGAATGATCAGCCGCGGGTGAGGCGCTGCATTCTTCGAAAGCCACAATAGTGTCTACCACTACCCGATCAATACAATCAGCACGATCTTCCAAAGGTGTGAATGTGAAAACTAATTCTCTTTCCTTTTCCCTGATGATCGTGATGAAATCCCATAAGGACTCCGCACTCATACGAATAAACTCCAAACGTCCCGCTACGAACTCGGATGCATTAAAATCATATAAGTCCGTAGGTGGGCCTGCACGTGCATAGTAACAAACTAAAAATCTATCCATCTCATCCAAAGCAACTTGAGCAATTGGAGTCGAAGGAGCATCTACAAATGATTCCATCTCTCGTTTGGCACGTAGCTTGGCAGATCGTTTCGCCATAGCATTTATACGTGCTTGCGAATGATTTATCTTTGCATCATAATGACTCTTAACCACCTTAATAAATTGAGGATAGTTAAGAACAGCAGGATTCAAAGTATTAGGATCAGTATATGGCTCATAAACCGAATTATTGCCACCGCCTTTGGTGCGCTTCATAGGAATGAACTGATAAACAACCTCAGAAACATCATCTCCATCTGAAGCTGGATCAGCTCGCACCAAATCGGGGTCCACATTACCATAAGCATCCAAAAATTTAGGGTTAATTCTAACTTCGAAACGTAGATCCACTCGACGCAGAAAAGCTTCTGGTTCAGTAAGAGAATCAATTTTGTAATGGCAATGGTTGGTAGTCAATAAAATTAATTTTGAGTTAAAATATGTATTATTTTTCTCTTTAATATCAGCCAT